TCGACTTGATGGTAGACCCTTACAGCGTAGCGACATCAGGAATGGATAGACTTGTACTGAACTCATTCTGGGATATGGCACTCATCCAAGATGCAGCCATCTCAGTAGGAGGGTACACAGGATAATAAATAATTTGTTCAATTCATAGTGCGAACGGGGGTGGGAAGTATCCCGCCCCTTTTTTTTGAAATGAGAGTAGTAGCAGGAAATAAACCACAAGGACTAGCATACCCTTTAACAAAGGTTAAGGAGTTTTTGCGGGTAACGGGTACAGACCAAGACGGGGTGCTATCGAGGCTGATTAATGCAGCGGTAGACATCATCGAGCAAGAGACTTGGATTGTGCTTGGTTCGCGCAGCTATACCTTATATATGGATCATTGGTATGGAGACACGACTTCGGTAGAGAAGTATAGTGACCATTTCATCATTCCAAAATACCCTGTTACGGCAGTCGATTCAATCAAGTACTACGACACGAACAACAGCTTACAGACATTGGCTACATCGAACTACGATACGAGTTTGAATGGGAATATATCACGGGTAGAGGTAACAACTCAACCGAACGTGTATGATAAATATGATGCTATCGAGGTCGCATTTACGGCAGGATACGCGGACTATTTCGACATCCCTGACCAATTTGTAGAACTCCTGGAACTTGTTATAGGCGACCTATACGAGCAGCGCATGACGGGAACAGCAATGAGCCTGAAAGAGCATGGAGTGGTGGCTCGACTAATGGATAACGTAAGTAAAAGGATTTACACATGAAAATAGAGTTTTCAAAAAAGACCGTAGTAAACGGCAAGACATTCCGAAAGGGTGACACGCTAGAAGTTGCGAGTGATCTGTACGCAGAACTTATGACAAAGGGCGTGGTAGTCACTACCGAGGAAACAAAAGAGGATAAGGATTTCAAACAAATAACAAAAGAAGAAAATGGCTTCAACAGGAATTAACAGAGGCGGACTAGCTGCGATCTATGTAGATGGCACAAAGGTTGCCCATTCAACAAACGCGACCCTGAGCATCGAACTAGGTGTAAGGGATGCAACGACTAAAGATAGTTCTGTCTGGGTAGACAATCTAGAAGGGCTTGCAAATTGGTCAGTAGATGGAGAGTTCTACTTCGCAGAAGATGCGGGGGAAGGATTCTCTGAGTTGTTCAGCGACCTTTCGGGGCGTACTACTGTGACGGTAATGTACTCCACGGAGGTATCTGGTGACAACAAGTACAGCGGAACGGCTTATGTAACAAGCCTTTCGCGTAGTGCGGGTATTGATAGCGATAACGAGACTTTTAGTGCATCGTTCACAGGAACGGGAGCATTGACAGAAGCGACTGTGTAGTAGTGTCGTGGGGGTATGGTTAGCCCTGCCCCTTTTTTAGCTATGAGATACGGAGCATTAACACAGCGGATCACTATTGAGAACTTCACTACTGCGCGGGATTCTGCGGGTGGTTTAGTCAAAACGTGGACTACCTATGCTCAGCCCTATGCTCATATTAAATATGAGAAAGGCAAGGAGAGTTTAGAGGGTGCGCGTGATACGTGGACTGAAAGAGCTGTGTTTCTTGTTCAGTATGATAGCGACACAAAGGGAACGACTTCAACTATGCGAATCAGCTATAACGGCTATTGGGATATTGAGAGTGTTCGTATCATGGACAGATTCGGCAAGATAGAGATACACGCGGTAAGGAAAGATGGCTAGATTAACGGGATCAAATGAGCGCAGGAGCGGCACATCCGTAAGCCTAGAGGGCATGGAGGAGGTCATTGCTTCTTTGAAGCATATTGAAAACGACTTTACTAAGCGCAGGCGGATTTTGTCTATTCTCAGAGCGCAGTCAAAGCCATACCTAAAAGCGTTGAATGATACTGTGCCGCGTAGCAATCGCAACAGCAGAAACCACAAGCAGCTAAACTACACTAAGGACGGCAAGACGAACCTAAACTATACGGGTGCAGGGAACTTGGCAAGGTCGATGAAGGCATTCCCCAACAGAAAGAATTCGCAAGGATATGTGGCTATACATGTAGGACCGCAGGCGAAGAAGCCAAGAGGTTCGGGGTTCTATGGATACTTTCTACTGCCTGGAGCGAGTGAGCGGATCAAAGAGGAAACCGATTGGAAGCAAGATGCTTTAAGGACTGTAGAGCCAGAGGTAATATCTAAGATGAATAACAGTATGCACGGGTATTTGAAACGGACTGCAAAAAAGTACGGCTGGGATGTTAACTGAAGCCATATATACCATCCTTGCAGCAGACAGCACACTAACTGCCGCTTGTGACATTTATAACACGAATGCTCCGAAAGAGGCAGCGAATCCATGTTTGATCTATGCTATTCAGAATCAAGACCCGAACTACTCAAAGGACGGTGCAGCGAGTGTCATATTCACGGATTTAGAGATAGACATATTCGTGAACGGCACACCTAAAACGGGGCATACTATCGCGGACTTGGTGAAGTCTGCGCTTGACCAATACACAGGAACAGTCAATAGTATTGATATAGATTTGATTCAATATGAAGGACAAGATGATCGCGGTTACAATCCCGACCGTGACGAGTATCAGATAAGTATGGGATTTAGAGTACGACAAAAATAACACAGTAATGAAAACACTAGAATTAAACGGCAACGAGTACCCATTTGCATTTACCTACAAATGCTTTCGCACACTAGCAAAGAAGGCAACGGAGTTAGATGAATTGGATATGGGCGAAGATGCTTGGCTTTTGGCTATTAACAAGGGCTATGAGCGCGAGGGTTCAAAGACACGCATCAAGAAGGAGCATCTCATTCAGATGATTGATGATGACCCGTCTGCTTTCAAGAAACTAAAAACTGCACTAGAGGAGGATATGGAGCAGTTTACTGACGGTGAGGGAAAGTAGATGCTGACCTATGGGATGCGCTTGAACGGTCAGCGAGTGAGGTAGGGTTAGAGCCTTTGGCGGTGTACGAATTAACACCGAGAGAGTTTGCGAACTACGCAAAGGGGCGAGTAAACATAATGAGGGCGCAAGAGCGAATGGAGTGGGAGCGCACACGTTGGCTGGGATTCATTTCATTTAAGGCGGCAGGAGCTAAGATCCGCAGCCCGAAGGACTTGATGCTACTAGACCACGAGCGACCTACTAACGAGGACAAGTCAAAGAGATTAGAAGCAATAAAAAGGAAATTTCCAAAGCAGATAGATGGCTAAGAAACTAGGATTAAACGTATCATTCGGACTGAACACTAAGGACTTCAGCACTAAGATGCAGAACGTCCGTAGGGAGATGGCGCAGACTTCAAAGAAGTTTTCTTCTATCGGCAAGAACATGACGGCTGCCGTGACTCTGCCTATTGTGGGTATGGGTATAGCTGCGGTCAAAGCCGCCTCTGATATGGAGAGTTTGCAGGTTCGGCTAAATACTGCATTTAAAGGCAACGAAACTGCCGCAAAAAAAGCCTTTGCTGAGATAAACAAGTTCACCGCATCAACACCCTTTCAACTTGAAGAGGTGGCGGGTGCATTTGTCAAGCTGAAAAACATGGGGCTTGACCCGTCTATTAGCGCATTAAGAAGCTACGGGAACACAGCCTCGTCAATGGGTAAGAGTCTCGACCAAATGGTTGAAGCTGTGGCTGATGCTGCAACGGGAGAATTTGAGAGGCTCAAGGAGTTCGGGATTAAGGCGAACAAAGAAGGTGACCGCGTTAAGTTTATGTTCCGAGGGGTAACTACTGAAGTAGGATTCAACTCAAAAGAAATACAGCAGTACCTATTAAACATCGGTAACACAGAGTTCGCGGGGGGTATTGAAAAGCAGAGTAAAACATTCGCGGGTAGGATGAGTACTCTTCGTGACAACGCCAAGTTGATGGCGGCTAGTTTTGGAGAGTTGCTTCTGCCTGTAATGAACAAGATAGTTAAAGCATTGACTAAGGCAGCTTCTATTGTGAATGGCATGACACCAGCATGGAAAAAGTTCACAGTAGTATCTTCTGGGTTGGCTGCGGCTATTGGACCACTTGCCCTTGTAATTGGGAAGGTTGTGAAATGGATCCCGACAATGATAACAGGGTTTAAAACTATACGCTTAGCGATGTCTGCTGCGGCAGGACCAATAGGGATTGTGGTAGGCTTGTTCACTACATTATTCATGGTGATGCGAAAGGGGCAAAAGCCACAAAGCACATTCACTAAGAATCTGATTGAAGAAAAGACCGAGATGAACGGGCTGTTTTCTGTGCTTAAGCGAACCAAAGAAGGAACAGAAGGCAGGGTTGAAGCAATCAGACAACTCAATGAAAAGTATGGTCAGTATTTACCTAACCAATTAAACGAGAAGTCAAATCTTGAAGAAATAAACAAAGCTCAAAAGGCTGCAAATAAGTCGCTACTCCAAAGCATCTTCCTAAAAAGTAAGCAAGAGGACATTGCTAAAGCGGAGCAAGACGCTATTAACAAATCGCGGGGGGCTATGCAGAACTTGCGCGATGTCACAGGCAGCGCAACTACGGCGCGTTCAATGTATTTCTCTAAGGCAACAGAAGGGGAGATAAACGCATTTACTACGGGGGTTGTAGATGCTATTGCTAGAAATAGAAATTCTCTCTTGAACGTCCCTAAATATGGGATTCAGGCTGTAATGAACGAAGTGGACGATTTAGCCCGTGAGATGAACCTTGGTTTTGATAGCACGAAGCTAAAGAATGCGATTATAGGAATTAGGAATGTAGAGGCAGAGAGATATATACAGATAAAGAAAATTAACGAAGAGTACAAGACAACCGCTAAACTTCTTGGTGTCTCAGAATTGAGTGCCGTTGCTGATGATGACGATGTTGTTGATGATGAGGTCGTTGAAGGCGGTGGCGGTAATGGTGGCGCAAAAGAAACAAAAAGGCGCGGTGGTATTATTGAACCAATGCAAGGCATAGGCTTATCAGGCTTAGCCACAACAATGGAGCGCGACACACCTAAAATTGTTAGCTATATCAGCAAGGTGGGCGAATCACTTGAGGGTCTTCAATACAAAACTCAAATGGCTACCGCATCATGGATGGAGTTTACCACTAAGATGAAAGACACCGCTAAGAGCATGATAGTTCCTGCACTAGAAACAATAGGGTATGAACTTGGCAGAGCTCTTGGGCAGGGTGGTTTTAAAAATGGCGAACTAGGCAAAGCGTTGATAGATCAGATAATGCAGTTTGCAAGTCAGCTAGGTACTCAGCTTATCGCCATAGGTTCTGCGTTGATGCTAGCCCCTGGAATGCAGGGTGCAGGACAGGGGTATATTACAGCGGGTGCGCTTCTAAAAGTAGGTGCGGCAGTAGGTCGCGGGTTTATGCAGGCTTCAATGTCGCAAGACGTAACAGGTGGCACATCTGCGACAGGGGTAGCAGCAAACGGACAAAAAATAGAGCTGACGGGTCAAATCCGAGGTGACCACTTAGTAATACTATCAAGTGACTATCAAAGACGTGGTAGATAATGGCGGTAAGACTACAAAGTGAAATGACATCATCACTTGGAATTAATTACAGATTCCGAGTATATGACGGCAGCTATGGCGGGGCTGCGGTGTCAACACCTATGAACGATTTTGAACTCACCTACTCACCTTCTGATGATACGCTACTCAGCCCAATTATCACAAGCGAACTAACGCTTAACTTATACGATGACGGCACTACGGGCATAGCCGCTGCAATCACTTCTATAGAAACCTCAGACGAGGAGAATATAGAGGTGACAATAGAGCGCGACACGGGCGGGGGTTACGAACTAGAATGGGTTGGCATTGTTCAGAAAGAAGGCATAGTCAGATACAACACCGCAGAGCCTATTGAGTTCACATTGAGGGCTACGGACGGATTGAACCTTCTGAAAGATATTCGATACCCTGGAATCGCTAACGGAACGCACACGGGGTCGAGTCAGATCATGCAGTTCATTACCGAGTGCCTCAAAGAAAATGGATTAGATTCTTTTTGGGGTTCTAGTGATGCATACATCAGAGAGTCTATTGAATGGACAGAGAATAACGTGTCAAGCCCTGCGAGTGATTCGCCAATACTGTACACCCGATGCGATGTGTTAAAATTCAGAAACGAGGTAGGCAGCGAGGACACCACAAACAAAACTTGCTATGAGGTAATAGAGGGGATCTGCAATCTGTTCGGGGCGCAGTTCTTTCACGCGAACGGGTGCTATTATCTGAGGCAACCGCGCAACCATGACGGCACAACCCACACGGAAAGGCAGCTATCTAAAGGGCTAACTGAGCTATCTAGTTCGTCAGTATCAAATGACTGTACGGTAGTATCAAACACAACCACGCCAACAACAGACCAAGTGCGGGTATTAGGTGGCGGGGCTTATATGCTGCGCGAACCTTTGGATATAGTTCGTGCAAATGTGAAGCCAGGATATTTGCTGCCGATTGATCCAGAGTATGAATATCGTATAGGTTATATAGACACGGGCAGCGGCTCAACTGTGAACGACAAAGACAAGACATTTACAGTAGCACTTGGCACAATTTACGCCACCACTTCACCGCCCACTCAATTAGAGATAATTCAAGAACTAGATATACAGGGCAAGAGGTGGGAGTTCAAAGTTACATGGACTGTCAACCTTGGCATCGGCACATATTATCTGGATTGGGACTCGAAAACCAATACATTTAGTTGGAACGGATCTGCTGCGAGTTATATTGATTACAAGCCTACAAGGGGGAACAACGGCACTTATGTCGTGCGTGTGATTACTCCACCTATTCCCGCTGGGACATACACTCTTAGCACCTTAACTTGTCGGGTAGAGTTTTGGGATCGCGGGACTGGTGCGCAGCCTTCAGATGTTGACATCATTGCCGCAAAAAACCACATAGACGTAAAGCAACCAGAGGTAAGACTTGTCAGCGGAAGCGAGGAGTTCAAGTGGGATTTTGAAGCAAATGTGCAGAACCCGACATCTAACGACAATAGCAAGGTATTAGACCTCGGAGATGTTTGGTTCAATGACAACTCTGTAATATCTACCAAGTCTATGTTTGAGGTGAACACTACGGGCAGCACTTGGGCGGTTGCTACTACTTGGGACGCGGGGTATGACACCGATACTAACCTCAGCTTAACGCACCTCTATGAGCGCATGAGTTATCAAATCAGTCCTGTGCGTATGTATAGAGGTCCGATAGAAGGCTTTTACAGACCGCATTTGTCGTGGATATACTCAGGCGAAACCTATGTGATGAGAAGGCTCACGCATAAGGGCAAAATGGATGAGTATGACGGGGACTGGTGGCGCATCAATCAAGCGGTAAACGGAATTGACATTGGCGATAAGCTGCCCAAAGACATCCCCACGGTATTTAGGCGCAACAGGGGTCCGCGCAAAGAGGATCAGAATGATGACCGATACTTCAAACTCGAGCGCATAGGTGAGAATGGCAGCACAATAGATAAAACGGATTCCATTACTTCCATTGATTTGCTCCGTCAGGTCGGACACGATAACATCAAAGACGATGACACCATCGGCATCGTTCACCCTTTAACGGGCGAGGTGTTACAGACATTTACCGTTGATGGAGATGTGGGGTCTAGCGATACTTCAATTAGTGTAGATTCAGATACAGCGGACTACGATTACAACATCGGGTTCTACATCGTTTTGATGGAATGGGAGACCAAGAGCGCGGACGTTCTGCGCGGATCTGAAATGCGCATCAAATCTCAATCTGCTGACAGCGGGGTTGCTAACCGAACTATATTTGAAAGCAGCGACTCAGGACAACTAAGCTACAAGAATAGTAGCGGGGTGGTTGCTCCACTTGGCGAAATGGTCACAGAAACCGCACTCAGTCAAGCGCAGATACAGTCGCTAGATAGCACACCTGTTCAGCTAATCGGAACAGCACCCAGCGGATACTACTACGACATTCAACGGATCACCATTTTCTACGACCACAACGGGACAGAATACTCAGGGTCTACGGGAACGCTAGAAGTCCACTACGCGGCTAGTTCTACAAGGATAGCCTTTGATTCTACTGACATCTTCTTAGAGACGGCAGACTATAACGGGCAGCTAACCATCGAGAACATCTACCATAATACAGGGCTTAGAGACTTGTCGAACCTAGATAATAGCGCAATCGAGATTAGCAACACAGTCAGCTACACGGGAGCAGGAGGAACGGCTACGGTTCGGGCTTACTATAAGATAGTGAAGATATGAGGGGGCTAAAGAAAAAAATACCAGGAATACAGATAGGGAACAAGCCACCGAAAGCCTGGAGCAAGGCAGAAGATGCCGCGTTCTACCACACGACCGCATGGCGAAAGCTGCGCGAGTACTTCCTGCAAGATCATGTGTTCTGCGTAGAGTGTGAAAGAAAGGGGAGAAAGATACCCGCAACAG